GAGCCTCGCTACGGACTTGAACCGCAGACCTGATCATTACAAATGACCTGCTCTACCAACTGAGCTAGCAAGGCATTACGGTGGTGCGAGTATTGGAGGCTGCAGTCATCGACACTCGTCTACCACCAACCATTAGCTTTTGATATCAATACCAATGGTCCTGTTTATTTTATATAAGACGTTTACAGCTAACGTCTTTGTCGGTTTAAAATTATCGCAATATTAGTACTATGAGTACTAATTTATGACTTTTTTTAAACCAATAAGGTGCCGGTGGAAGTATTGATTAACTTCACAGAGTCCTTTTCGGTCACTCCACCACTTCGAATCAGGTACGTCTCAATGTTACTCGTCAGCGTACATTGTTTATTCCGCCACACCGGCATATTAAATTTAGGAAAGGAGAGGATGGTTCAGTGGACAACTCCTTTTATGATTGGCATTACTAAGATGATTCTAAACTCTTATATACCACCTCCATCATCAGGTTACAGTATACCATTCCCCAATCAACCCAAAAAAATTTAGGAAAGCAGAAGATGGGTGCGTGGACATCTGCTTTTACGATTGGCTTTACTTTGGCTTGCACCTCCTCAACCATATATCCGCCCTTTCTACAGTTAAAAGATATAAGTTTTCCCAATCAACCTTAATATTGAAACAAACTACCCACAATTTTTCTAAGTCGCCATCCAAGTCATGCTCTGGTTATACCAGCGGCAGGTAGTTGTGTTTGTTGCGGTCGCCGGTAACGCTCCGGTTTTCGAGCTTATGAGACTCGTGTGGGACTTGTCCACTACCCCGCAATATTTCTTTTTCTTTCCTCTCTTTCTTTAGCCTTTTTAGAAATTTTCTCTCTCACTTCTAATGTCATCACTTTTTTAACGCTTTCTGATAATTTAAGTTTCTCTTCTTTTTTAGAGAACCTAAGTTTTGCTTTTTCTGACAGTTTCTTTTTAGTTTCGTCGCTTAAGATTCTCTTTCTATTAGCTTCTGATATTTTTTGTCTAACGGAATCAGAAAATATTTTTCCTTTAGCTAGCTCTGATAATCTCTTTCTGGTTTCTTCAGAATGTTTCTTACCTTTAAAGTGAGAACCTCCTTCACCGCCAACTCCCATATTATAATTGCTATTTGATGATATAAAACTTTCTGTTACAAGCTCTTTTTCTTTTTGATTCATTTCATCTTCGCTATCAAAGACAAAAAGAACTTCCTTTTTAAAAGCAGCTTTTCCGTATTTTTTTATCGCTTTCTCTAAAGCTATTCCAGAACCTAGGTATCCATCTTCTACATCTTTAGTCTGATGCTTTCCTATGTATATTTTATCATTTAAGGTATTTGTAGTTTTGTATACAGTATATTTCATGATTATAAATATACTAATTTATAGACTAGTGAGCTACCTCTGCTCTATCTCGCGATGTTATTTTTCGATAGGAGTTATTACGACTCTTCTCTTTTTAAACTGTTTGTCTTTAGGATTTAGAAGTAGATCTATTTTCTTTCTCCATCTTGAGTGCATTACGTCTTCTACTCTATATACTCCGTCGTACTTTTTTCCAAGACCAGTTACTCTTACTTTAGATCCAAATGGATATCTCTTTTTTAAGTCCCTACTTATAGCGATTATCTTGTGTCTTCTTGGATTTAAAGAATCAAGTTTAAAACCGCTTGCAGTAATAAGAGGCTCTTCGTCAGTTTCGCCTGGATCAGTGGTATAAGTCGTCACAGTTACCGTGTCTGTAATTACAGGCGCTGATTCCTTTGCTTTAAAGAATGTCATTGTACTCTTCGATGGAAGGGTAAATAGCACTGCCAAGATAAACGAAGCCATCCATTTCATAACCTTTATTTTTAATTTTACTATTCTTACAAACGACTTGCAAGAATAATTCTTATAAATTCGTCTATGTCTTCTTTAGATACATTAGACTTAAATTGATTCATCATATCACTGATAAATTGTATATTGCCTTTTATGTATCCTTTAGAAGAATCGATTCTATCAATAGAAGCTTTATAGTTGGAATTTGCTTTGTTATAATCTGGGAATTTAGGTAATACTAGTTTTGATTTAGTGTACACGCATTTTCCAGATTGCTCATTCCATATTTCTATAAGATCTTCTACAGTTATATCGTAGTTTCCAAATCTTTCTGGTTTATTCTTAGCTCTATTTTTAATTCTTCTTAGGAATTCTTTCATAGATGCTTTAATAAAACCTTCCTCTGTCAATATCTTATTTTCTCCGCCTTTAAAAAAATAAGGTTTTGAAATGCTTCTTAAATGTTCTATATTAGGCTTTCTTTTACTAGCGCATTTTAAAGAACAATAAAAAGTGGTCCTACCTTTTTTAATTTGCCTATTGTATTCTGGCTTATGGTAGCCAAAATCAATTCCGCAATTTCCGCATTTCAAATTTACTTTACTCATCCTCTACTTTATTATAAATATGTGTAGAGGATGGAAAGTGTGGTGGAGATGACGGCATCGAAGCCGTGTCTTCACAATGAACAATAATACCAACGTCTCACACGCTTAGATCTGAGGGGAATCATCAATTTATTTCTAAACGCCGCTCCATAACGTCCTAAACGTTCTTCTGATCAGTAAAAGGGTCGTATATGATTTTTGGTTCTTACGACTACCACCACTTTGTTTTGACATAACAAAGAAAACATTTTTGTAACTTCTGTTCCTAGGATGTTACACCCGATGCTAATTAAGCCGCTAATGCGTACTCGTTCGCGCCAACGAATTCCATTAAGGAATCGAAGGTCATTGTTGACATTTCGTCAGTTGTTGTTTTGTACGTAGTTTAAAGAGATACAGTACTTATCTCTGCGTGTGGTATTACCTCCAAATTGCGAATCAATTCCAAAGCATCCCCATGTGAATATATAAATATTATAATTTATTAATCGTTGTTATTAGCTTGGCAACAGTACTGGCTTTGATTACGCCTTTGTTGTTTTTACTATCTGCAAAAAACGCAGTATAGAAGCTTCTTGGAATTCCGTACCAAGTTTCAGTATGTGGATTGTACCACAGAACGTAAGAGTATAAATTTTCCATAACTAGGCTTGTTGTGTTGTGTATAATTCTTCTGGATAGTATGGATCCTCTTCTAATTCAAATTCGAATAGACTATCCACTTCTATATCAGTATCTACGAATCTAGTCTTGTCAAAACAATTGTAAGGTTCGGGAGCGTCCAATTCCCAGAAAATGTAATTTCCTTTTGGTGTGGTTCTCAACACTGTGTAAAATGCGTCCTCTACTAAAATATTAGTATCGTCGGCTTTAATGCATTTAACTTTTCTATAACTCATAACTTATAATTTTAAAATAAAAAGACGTTTCCACGGTAGTCTGTCCAGGCGTAGTGACCCCTGACCCTCGAAGTTAAGTTGATTATTTAACCTCTTCTGCAACATCTTTACCAGTAGTAACTTCAGTTGGAACTTCTGTTGGCACAGCCGTTGAATCTGTTGTTGCTAAAGTTGTGTCTACAGTCGCTACAGTGCTATCAGTAATTACTGTTGCTTCGCTGTTTCCTGTTCCGCAAGCAGCCAATACTAATGCTGAAGCGAAAACAAACATGATTTTTTTCATGGTCATTTTTGTTTTAGTGAATGAATAGATATGCAATATACAAAACCTTTTTGATATAAAAAAATATTTAAGCTGTTTTTTTCAGATATTGTTTTTTGTAATATATAACGCGTTGGTTATAAATTCAATCTGCTACCAATCATGAAAGATCTTATTGGTATGCTTCCGTCTGCGGTGCCCATCATCACCTTAAAGTTAACGTTCACTTTAAACTTCCTAGTGATTTTAAAGTCGGTAGCAAAGCCAGTTAAGAACGTTAAGTCTCTGCTTCTTGTTTGGTATCCGTCTTTTAAAGAGATTCCCCATGGAGCAGCTATCATAAATAGATCTGGGGTTATGGTCTTTCTGCCTACAGTTATGGGATACATGGCGAAGCTAATTATTGAAGGGGATAGACTAATCGATCCTCCTTGAATGAACGCAGTGTTAGCGCTTATATTATAGCCGGTGATTAGCTTGTCTATTGGTTGAATGTACGTGTACGCTGGAAATATCATATGATTGGCAAAGTCGGTGAAGTACGTGGTACCAAAGTTGTGCATCGCTTCTAATTGACCTCTACCATTCATTTGACTCTTTGTATAACTTCCGCCTACCGCTATCTTACTCAAGTCCAAGAATATGCTTGCATTAGCACCAAAGTTGGAAAGTCCGGTCATTGAAGACTTTGAAACTCCCATATTCATTGTTGGTACTAGCTTTCTATTCGGTGCTTGTTCTGCTACGCTTAAATCTGCAGAGAATATCATTGGGTTTATAGCGGCAGCTTTTTTCTTCTCTTCTTTCTTTTTATCCTCTTTTTTCTTTTCCTCTTTCTTCTCTTCTGATTTGCTTTCTTCCTTCTTTTCTTCAGATTTAGTCTCTTCTTTTTTCTCTTCGGATTTGGATTCTGATTTGCTCTCTTCAGATTTGCTCTCTGATTTAGTTTCCGATTTAGTCTCTGACTTTGTTTCTCCTGCTGAGCCTCCACTCTCTGAACTTGAGCTTGATGACGATGAAGAGCCAGACGAGGAAGACGATTGGGAGGACGAGGACGATGAAGACGAAGTTGGTGGCGGTGCTGATGATGCTGCCGAAGTCGATGCAGTGGATGCACTTGATGACGCTGCGCTTGATGCACTTGAACTTGCAGCTGATGAGGCTGCTGAACTTGCTGCACTCGAAGCTGCGGAAGATGCCGCCGATGCAGCCGCTTGAGTTGCCGCGGTTGCCGCTGTGGTCGCTATTATGGCCGTTGTTTGTTGTGATACTGGACATGGCGTTGCGAATATGGATTTGATCCATGCATCTACTGTGCCTGATGCAAAGTCTGCGTAAGTAAATAATCTAGATTTTCCCCTAACTATAACTAGAACTCCGGGAGAATTGGAAGCGATTGGCGCTGTGAATATGTAAGTCTTGCCATCGCATGGATCTACGTAAGTGTTAACAATATTTTGCCCTTTAGCTTTGAGCGCTAATAAGGACAAAACCGATATCGTAAACGTTACTATCCATTTTTTCATTATTTCAATTTAGCTAGAATCGCTAAGTTGTTGTCTACTAATTGTTTCTTTTTAACTCCAGAGCGTCTGCTACGCATTGCTCTCTTTTTTGGTTTTGCGTTTGCCATTATTTATTTTTACATTTATCTCCGTGCCATTTTGTATGATATTATTTAATAAAAATTCCTTTTTTTATCATTCTATCTAAAATTCTGGCACATGCTATATCTAAAGCCTTTTTAGTTGCTATTGATATAGAAGATTGATTGAACTTAATAGGATCTACTGTTGCATCACTCATTAAAGTTAGCTCTCTCTTTGTAGTTGCTTCTCCCAAACCTGAAGCAGCTATGATAGTGCTAGTTTCCGCGTCAGTAAAACGAATCTGAAGTCCTATTCTAGTTACAAGAATATCTTTAATACCATCTTTTAGGTTTATTGTTTCGTCTTCTGATACGCTATAATCGTAACATTCTACAGTTACAAAGTATTTTGCTAAATTTATTTTACCACGTCCGTCCAATTTATTCTCCGAAATACCTGCAGCTGATGCTTTATATTGTAAAACCATACGATTCTTGATCTCTGTTTGACTTTCAGTAAACTTGAATCTGTTTAAATTCTCCAAATACTCTAAAGAGATATTAGCAACGCCAAGACCAACTCGCTTTTCTTTTAATTCAGGATACTGTTCGTATACCTCTTCTCCGATACCACATTTCAATATCTGAATTGGAATTGTTGGACCTGAGTAGTCCATGTATTGGCTGATGTCTAGCTTTGTTTCGAATGAGGCTTTGTATTGCTCTGTTGTAGTTTTGCCTACGGTTTGAGCGCATAAACTAGTCGCTGTGAATAGGGCCAGCAATAAAGTGAGTCCAACTATTAGTAATATTTTTTGGTATTTTGATTTCATGTTATATTGCCTTTATTTTTTATTTGTAGCTACTTTGATTCTAGTTTGATTAATCTATTTTGTTATAGGTTTGGTCGTAGTATTCTTCTCCTTCATCAAAACATTTTTCTGTATGCCATATTCCTCCATTATGTGCTTTTATTATCTGCTCTTTTTCTTTTTCAAGTAGCATTTCGTAATTATCCATAAACCATTCAGTAAAAGATACTCCGTCATTTTTATAGCTTTCTAATGCTATTTGCATTACTGTTTTCATAAGTTATTTGTTTTCAAGTTTGATTAATCTATTAGATAGTTCTTCGTTTTGTTTAGATAGTTCTTGAATAGCTTTTACTAATAAAGGGGTAAATGAAGTATATTCCAAACCAATAAAAGTTTCATCATTATCTGTTGCTTCTGAATATGCCTGTGGGAATATATATTTTACTTCCTGTGCAATAAATCCAATATGCTTATCTGAAAAATCATTATCTGTCTTCATTCTATATAAAGAAGGTTTTAATAATAATATTTTATTTAAAGCATTTTCATTATATAATTCAATATCTTTTTTCTTATTAATATCTGAAGTTGCAGTATAATTTCCTGTTGACATTGTATAATAACCAACATTTGCAACACCTGAATTAGTAAGATAAAAAAGTGTTGAACCCCCATTGTACCAACCATAAGTAGTTGCTGAAGCTATATGATATGAAGCAACTGCATTGCCAATTGAAGCAATTACTCCGGTAGCTTGTAATTTATGTCCATAATCTGTTGTATTTCCAATTAATACATTACCCCCACTTGTAATATTTAATTTAGTAGCATAAGTAGCACCCCCTGCAGTAGTTGATTGCATTATTGATAAATCACCTGCTGCAGTTTCACTTGTTTGAAATTGCCAATCTCTATTTGAACCGCCACCTGTTGACTTTAAAAATAATTGTGTTGAACCTGTTGAAGTAGAATTTATAATATTTGCCGTTACACTACTAGAGAATGTAGCAGCACCAGTAGATGCGATTGCTAACTTAATAGCACTATTGATTGCTAAATTTACACTATCAACTCCGCTTAATATTGTTTGAGTAGAAGAAGCAGCTAAAGCAAAGTTTCCAGCACCCGCAGTAACGCCAGTTGAATATATTGCACCAAATCCTGCTCCACCAGTGTATGCCCTAATATTTAATCCTTGTGTTCCATCAGTTGCTGTCAATGTTCCAGTAAACGTAGCACTTGTTCCACTCAATGCTCCTGTAAGAGTAATAGCGTTTCCAGTAATATTTCCCGCCAAAGCCAAGCTTCCAGTAATATTAACAGAACCAGTAAAAGTCTGTGTATTAGCTAATTGATTTCCGAATAGGTTAGAACCGCTAGAATATACTATAGACGAGGTAACAGTCTGTACTACCAACGTTTGAGCTGTAATAGTAGAACTAACTACTAGAGAACCCGTAATGCTTTGATCAGCTCTGAAACTATTAGAACCGGTAGTAGCGTAATTGTTTTCTATTTTTGTGACCCTTGTAGAAGCCGATCCGGAGAAAATATTGTAAGAACCACTTAGAGCTATATAACTAGCACTCACTTGTAATAAGCTTGAGCTAATATCCTGTTGAGAAGCGGATACGGTTGTAATTCTTGTAGAAGCAGATCCAGAGAATACATTATAACTTGCACTCAAAGCGATATAACTAGCGCTCAATTGTTGGTTGGAAGAGGAGACAGCGGTAAGTATTAAAGAAACTGAGGCCGAGTTTGCGTTAGAACTGGTTACGTTAGATAGGTCTGCTCCGTTATAATTAAGGGACCCGGTTAGTAATGGATTTTGAATGATCATCTTGGTTGTCTGTTATTTTTATTTCTCGGCAATGGTTTCGAGTAGTTTCTATTGATTGGTGCACTCGGTCTTGTTGGCACTACTATTGGCCTTCTTGGTATTACTATTGGTCTTTGTATGATTATTGGTCTCTGATATTGAGGCCTGTAAAATCCATTGTAAAAATATAAAGGAATACTGGGTTGATATATGTCTTCGTAGATAATTCTCTTTCTTACTTCTACAAGTTTTGAAGAGTCTTTAGGATCTATCATTACATATCTAAGTGGAGTACAACTAGATAACACTAATAATAATACGAGTATCTTTTTCATGTTATTAGCTTTATTATTTGAATCTTCCGTCTAATTTCCAAGTTAATTCGTTACCTATTTTTGTTGCTAATTCTGGCTTTACTACACTCAAAGTCATCATAGTAACTTGAAATGTTAAAGCGAATACGGTCCATGCAAAAACTAATTTTACAAACCATAGAAATGCTTTCTCTTTTACTTTATTCATATACGTTTTTTATATAAAAGGGCCTTGCGGCCCTTTTTTGTTTAAGCTTCTTTTTTCTTTGCAGAGAACTTGTCAATAGTGTCAGCTCCCATACCAATGCCAGTAATAATCATTACGGCGTTAACCAATTCAGGAGACGGAGCGAAATCAGCGTGAGAGAATGAGTTCACTAACATTGTTCCACAAAGGAATAATGCTCCAAAAAATGCGATAACAGGTTTGATTGATGTTGCGCCTCTTTCGTCTTTAAAAAGGTCGATTAACCACTGTTTGAAATTCATAATAAACTGTTTTTAGTTAAAAAATACCTTTATTAATGGGATTCGTCCCAAGACTCTTTTAACAATCCGCAAGTTTGACACTCTAAATGACCATCGTGATCAGAATCTCCCCATATATGTTGACACTGTCTGTGCGCATGATGTTCGAACTCTAATTTTTCCATTTCTTGCTTGTGCTCTTGTTGATCTACTTCTAATATTTGTATGTGCTCTTGCTCGTCTTTGGTTAAGTCGTAGTTTTGTTTGTTTTCTACTACGGCTAATTCTCTTGCTGCCTGAGCTCCTGCGATGAATGCGTCTGGAATTAAAGGCGTTACTGGCTTGTTGGTTTCTTTCATGTCGTTTGTGTGAGACATTGAAACTCCATCCTCTTCGTCTGCTTTTTGTACTAGCATCTTATCTTTATCAGAATCAGAATAGTAGTAATCTATGATCTTACCGTAACTACCAATGAATGCACCCAATAATAACATTAATAACTCTTTCCAAGCTGCGGCCATTGGTGCTTGAATTAGAATCGCTACGAATATGCCTGCGGTGATTAATATAAATAGACCTAATACCATAGCAGTAATGTACCATCTCTTGGTCATTATGTCTTTCAGTAAATCCGCAAATTTAGAACTTTGTTGCTCTTTATTCATTTTCTTTATTTTTTATATTACCAAGCTGCTGGCTTCTCTTTAAATTCGTCTCCTTCTTTCTTAGGTTTTGCAGCAGGTTTTTCTTTTACTGTTTCTTTCTCTTTGATAATAATAGTCTTACCACCGCCGCTATTGCTTTGTTGCTGAGTGTTATTGATATTGATTACTGGAGCTGCTTGTTGTACTGGCGCTGCAGCATCGTCTCCGCCGCCTGTTAATTTGTTAGTGATAAAGCCACCTACACCTAATGTAACTGTGCTTACTAACGTAATGATAATTCCTTTGAAGGACTTACCGGTTGATTCTTGTTCTACTTCTTCTGACATATATTATGTTATTTTATAATTATTGGATATTTTGTTTCTTTTCCTGCTATATCTATAAATATCAAATCGTAATCCTTTTTAGCCAACGTTGAAAGATCGTAGACTTTCTTCGTGGTGATATCCATTGCTGTGAATCCGTCTTTTTTAACGGGCTCATCGCTTCCAAAAGGAATGATCTGAACAGAGTACTTTGAGCCTACAGTGGTTTCGAACTCTGCAGTTACTGTATTGCCTACTTGATATATAGACTTGATTGAGGTTGAAGTCGATTTTACCCCTAAATCAATTGGAGCTGGCATTGGTACTGGAGTGATCTTAGTACAAGCGGCCAAAAATAAAACCGATATTAATGTTAGTTTTTTCATGTTAGAAGTTATTGTAGCCTGTTAATTTAATGTTAGTCATATTCAAAACTACACCCAATTGATTTCCTTTGTTATCACTAGCATCCATTGTTTGAGATACTTTTAAAGCCGTGATAATATCTACACCGTCTCCAATTGTTGAGAACTTTAATTTGAAAGGAGTTGAAACGCCTTTGATAGAGGTTGAGTTATTTTGATCTAAAGCTCCAAATTTAACTACTCCGTTCTTAGAG